CCCTTACATGGCTCTGATGTACGACAGCCCACAATTCCGTGCACACAGCTTCCAATGGAAGCTTGTCGCGAAGTCACGAAAAGAGAGTGAGATCATTCGTGAGATTATTCGCAAATTCAAATTCTATGCCGCACCTGGAATTAGTCAGCTCAACCCTCACTTCTTCACATATCCGGAGCAGTTCGACATTGACTTCCACCACGAGGAGCATCTATTCAACATTGGTCCTTCTGTGCTAACGTCATTTGAAGCAAACTACCACAGCGAAGGACAGCCTTTGTATTTCAATTTGACAGAGGACGACGAATTCGAAGATCTGACAACGCAGATCACAGAAAAGGCGCCGGTGTCTATTACACTCAACGCAAAGTTCCAGGAAGTATCTGTTGTCACAAAAGAAACGATTGAACGGCAGGGTCGATAATGGGTCACTACTTCCAGCATTTTCCAAAAATCAAATATGACCTCAACAAAGACGGGCACCCTCGTACGATCCAGAACATCTTCCTGCGTTATCGACTGCTCGAAGCATTGAAAGCAAAGACCGTCCTATTCCACAATCATATCGTCCGAGACGGTCAGGATGCAACGGTAATCGCACATCGCTACTACAATGACCCAACACTAGATTGGGTTATCTTCATCACAAACGTGACGATCCATCCACATTTTGACTGGCCGCTCGACCCACAACCGTTGATCAACTACATCGCCAACAAGTATGGATCGATTGAGACCGCATTGAACACTGTTCACCACTATGAGTGGATCATCCAACAGCAAACTGTGACAGACACTGGAACAGTCATTCCAGCTAAGACATTGATTGTCGATCAAACGACATACAGTACGCTATCTGCTTCTGAGCGTCGGGAAATTGATTGCTACACATACGAAGTACAATTGAATGATAGCAAACGTGAAATCAAAGTGTTGCGCAAGAATCACCTTGACCAGTTTTTGAAAGAAGCAGAGAACCTACTCAAATAATGGCTGACACAGTTTATCGCCCAGGCAGTATCGAACTACAAGCGTGTCTGTTGTTCAACTACAACAGATCTGTCGTCGACATCCGCCATCTAATCGTTGAATTCAACGTCTACACAGATATCTTCGCTAATGGCGTCAAGATTGATCTCGTCGTCGCAGATGCGACTGGCCTGATTGAGATGTTTCCGATTATTGGCGATGAAACGCTTGTCCTCTCATTCAAGACGCCAACATTTGAAAACGTACAAACGTATGTTAGTCGAGTGAGTAAGATCACGGATCGCAAAAGAGACAATGAACGTTCAGAGATTTACGTACTCCACTGCGCATCTCCTGAACTGTTCAACAACGCGCGAACGTCGATCAATAAACGAATTGGCGACACGGATGCTGGAACGATTGTCCGATCAATCTTCAATCAATACCTTGCACCTTCCCAGCAACAGTACATGATCACGCGAAAGACGACGCCACTCTCAATTCAAGCTACAGAAGGAACGCATAATTTTGTTTTCCCACGTATGAGACCAATTGACGCAATCCGATTTGTCTGTCAGGAAGCTCAGAGTAAGATTCCGACAACTGTGACGATGTTTGAGGGCAATGACGTCATCGAAACAATCGTCGAACAGACAACACGTCCAAACAACAGTCAGGCGTCGAACTTTGTATTCTTTGAGCGTCATGATGGATGGCACTTTCGTACAATTGACAGCCTAATCGATCAGCAGCCAGTCGACGATTTCTATCTTGCCGAGGCCTCGGTCGAGGAGCATCGTAATGCTGGTGAGAAGATCCACAGCTACCAGCGAATATCGTCAATTTCAATGCCAAAGCAATTCGACATTCTCGATAATACGGTAAAGGGTCTTTTCAAACATCATGTCAACGTGATTGATCCTTTGACGAAGACATACGTGTCCGATACATTCAACTACGACAAACAGTTTGACAGCATTGGCCACATTGGTGAGCATAAGATCTACTCGCCACAATCACTCCACCAACAAGACAGCGACCCAGCATCGCGAATAGTCTTGATCTCGAACGTCGGTCAGTACAACACACTACCATACATCAACGATCGCCGATTCGACGACCCGCAACTTCGTAACCCACGTCGGCTGCACAACTTCATCAAGTATGATGCGGCAACGAAAGCACAGCTATCGAACGCCGTTGTCGACATTACAATCCCGGGCAACACAGATATCGTTGCTGGCAGCATGATCAACGTTCACATTCCTCAGTCGACTGAGATTGATGAGCTGATGAGGTCGAATAACCTTCTTTTTGATAAAACATTCTTCGCGACTGCGGTCCGCCACACATACAACAAACAGATGAACAACTTTTTCACAGTGATCGGATGTGTCAAGGACAGCTACGCGATTGAGCCAATCCAGCAATATGCACAAGAGGAAGATCTGTAATGCACGTCAATGTAGGTGAGCAAATGATTTGGTTTACTGGCGTCGTTGAAGACGTTAATGACCCGCTTAAAGTTGGCCGAGTCCGCGTTCGTTGTCATGGTTGGCACACGGACGATCGTCGTACGCTACCAACATCCGACCTCCCATTCGCACAAATCATTCAATCACCAACGAGCGCGGCGGTCGGTGATATTGGTCACTCACCAACAGGAATCGTAAACGGGTCATGGGTCGTTGGTTTCTTTCTTGACGGAAAGCAGTGTCAGTATCCAGTCGTCCTTGGAACGCTCAGCGGAATCCCTCAACACTACTCTAATACCGTGATCGGGTTTTCTGACCCTCAGGGCGTGTATCCGAAACGTATTCATGAGCCTGACGTCAATCGTCTCGCGCGTAACGATGCCAAATACGTCCACCCAATGATCGACAAAAAGGAGCAACGGCGCGTTAAGGGCGTGCAACTCGCACTCGGCGGCGGAACATGGGATGAGCCAGCAGTCGATCGGTCAAAGACGACGTACCCGAACAATACTGTCGTCGAAACTCGGTGTGGCCACATCGTAGAGTACGATGATAGTGTAAATGGTGAACGAATCCATCAATACCATAAAGCAGGAACATATACGGAGATCGATAGTGATGGGCGGCGAGTCACTCATGTTGTCAATGACGATGTCCATATCGTTGTCGCGAACAATAACGTGTTCATTGGTGGTGATGCGAACATTACAGTTGGTCAAACCGCTCGAATCAAGGCGGCGGCACTGAAGATCGACGTTCAATCGCTCGATATCGATGCACAAACGTATACTTTGCGCGTTTCCGGCGATACAAACATCACATACGACGGCGACATCCACACGGCGACGAATGCGGACACGTATTCCCGTCATGACACAGGAATCGATTGGACGTGCCCACTTGACCCACCGCGTTTATCCGATACTTCATGTGATTCTGTACCGACACCGTCATAAATATCGTCAAACACTTTAATAGGAAGACGATGGCTGAAATCCTTTTTCGCGACATTCCCCTCTCGTTTATTGCACACCCGGTCACTGGCAACATTAACTACGTCACAGATGCCGCCGCGGTCAAGCAGAGTGTCCGGTCGCTCGTCCTCACAAATTTTTATGAGCGACCATATCGCCCAACACTTGGTGGTGACGTCATTCGTCAGTTGTTCGACAACTTTGGCCCAATCACACAATATAACATCGCCACAAACATCCGTCAGGTCCTAGAAAACTATGAACCACGCGCCGTCGTTGATAATATTCGTGTCAACCAGAGATTACACGCGCATCAAATCGATGTAACAATCGTTTTCCATGTTATCAACACGACAACGCCGCTAACCGTATCAATCCTACTCGAAAGAATCCGATAATGCCAGCAAACAACGTAGTCGTCGCAACGTCAACAGATTTCGACAATATCCGCTCATCGTTGAAGTCATTCCTTGCGAGCCAACCGCAGTTCACCGATTACAACTTCGATGGCAGCGTCCTTTCGATGATCGTCGACCTCCTCGCGTTAAACACATACTACAACGCATTCTACACATCAGCTGCATACAACGAAGCATTCCTCGACAGTGCGCAATTGCGTTCGAACGTCGTCAGTAAAGCAAAAGCGCTTTCATACACACCAAGAAGCGCAAGAGGCGCATCAACAACGTTGAACATCACAATCAATCCAGACGACAGCCCAACATCGATCGTTATTGCAAAGAACACACAATGGACCGCGACTGTTGACCAGCAAACTTTATTTTTCGTAACTCCACAATCGTACGTCGTAACCGCAAACAACGGTGCATATACGAAGACAATCACAATTGTTGAAGGACGCCCATTAACACACCGATACACCGTCAACAACAGTAATCCAGTCCGTTACATCATTCCGAACTCAAATGTTGACCTCACATCACTC